GAAATCCTCGATTGCTGGATACACCTCTGCGAACACATCGACCAGGCCCATCATCACGGTGAACTGCTTGGCCCCCGCTTCCGTGGTCTTGTCGATGCCCAGCGTGACGCTGGCGAATTCTTCGCGCGTGTCCACCCAGGCCAGGTTCATCGCGGCCAGCTGGTCCGTCACGTACTTCTGGACCGGCGCCAAACGCTGGGCCTCGGTGAGGAAGTTGTCGCCGAACGATTTCGCTTGGCTGGCCAGCTCGCCGATCCCGCCGCTCATGGTGATCAATCGCTCGCGCGCGGCCAGGCTGGCAATGCCCGTCGCGCCAAAGGTTGCCCCGATCGATGCCATGACCGCATCCAGGCCAGAGTAGTTGGATGCCACGCGCGCCAGCGTCTCCAGGTACCCTTCCCCGACCTGCTGGAATTGCTCGAGGCCAGCGACGCCGAATGCAGCCAGGTTGTCACCGACCGTCGAAAAGACCGCTGAAAGCTCCTTCTGGATTTCGTCGTCCGTTTTGCCCTTCAAGCTGATCTTGCCGATATCGACCTCGTACTTGCTCAGCTCAGCATTGAAGCTGTCGGCGCCCAGGCCGAGGATCTGGCCTGCTTCGAATACGGTGTCGTACAGCGACATGAGAACGCTGCTGATCTGGCGGTTACCCTCAGCACCAAGCGCAGCGGTTTTCGTGTCGGTCTTGTCACTGCGGAACCAGCCACCATCCTTTTTGATATCGGCATACTGCATTGCCGCCAAACCGCCAGCGGAGATGCTCGCGAAGCTGGTCTTATCGAAGGTGAAGCCGGTATCTTCGACAGTTTGCTTGCCGCCGAACACGCTGCCCAGCGCCTTGCCGATGAACGTCTTGCCGATGACGGCCCCGAGGGCGGCGCCGATAGCCATGCCAACTGGCCCGCCCAGGGCTGCGCCAATGTAGCTCGTGCCCATACCGACGTATGCGCCGCCAGCCGCGCCGGCGAGGCCACCAAGGGCTGCGCCACCGATTCCAATCGACTTGGAGTCGAACACACCCTTGTCGTACTCGGCGCCGAATGCACCGGTCACACCCGTCGTGCGTACCAGCAGCGATGCGAATTGCCCGATGTTCGATTCGATGTTGCGCAGGGCGATAAGCATGTCATTGTTGACGCCTAGGGTATCCTGGTTGGACTCCTCAATCTGCGCTAGCGCGCGGGCGATTGAATCCGACTTAGCGTCCGAGCCCAGCACCGTGCCGGTGCCCTGCGCCTTCTGGCGCGACTCCGACAAGCTCATGCTGCTGCCGCCCGATACGCCGCCGATGGCGACGCCCAGGCCGGCGACGATGGCTGCCATGGCCGCCATGCGGCCAAACGCGGAATACGGGTCGCCGGTGCCCTGATTGAGGACGGCCGCGATACCCTTCGGCACCAGCTCGGCCATCGTCATCGCCAGCTCGGCGGCGTGGAAGACTTTCGACACCGTCATCAGCGCGTTGTAGCCGCGGCTCTGCTCGCCGAAGAAGCCGGACGCAGCACTCGCCATATCGCCGTAGCCAGACAGGCGGTTCTTCGTTTCCATTTCGCTCAGGCGCGCCATAGCCTGCATGTACTGCATCTCGGTCTTCTGGCCGGTGACGACCGCAAACCTCGCATCCTCACGCTTTTTGTCGATCTCAGCCTGGCGTTTGCCGAAGCCATCCAACGAAGACGTCAGCGCGGACAACGCAGTACCGGCACCGCCCAACGATTCGCGCAATGCTTCACCGAACGACTGGGCCCGGGCTGGGTCGAGGAATTCGTCGAGGCTTTCGGCAGCCTTCCGGCCGGCTTCCATTGTGTCGACCTGCGCGAGGGCGGTAGCGCTACGTTTCTTCGCGGCGATCAATTCTTCAAGGTCTGCAATCTGTTGAAGGGTCAGACCTTTTGATGCCGCCTGCGCTTTTTGATCCTCTAGGCGCGCGAGACTGAGGGCCTCGATCTCGCCCTTGGTCTTGCCGAAGGCACGCGCCAAGTCTTCGTTGCGCTCAGCTTCGTTCAACGCATCCTGGATTGTCTTGACGGTAGCCGCGGCATATTCGGTCCGCGTTTTATTGATGCTGGCGAGCCCTTCGTCGGCACGCTTATGAGACTCGATCAACTCCAGATTGGCAACCTGCTCTCGCGCGAGACTTTCGAGGTGCGCGTACTGGATCGGGGTTACCTTCCCTTTCACCGCAGCCAGTTGCTCGTTTAGCCTGATTTGCTCCACCTGGCTTGCCTCGAGCGGCGCACCAGAGTTAACTTCCATATTGGTTTGTACGATCTTCGCTTGGATAGCGCGTGCAAGGCTTTCATAAGCGTCGGCCTGTTTTGATTGGTCATCTCCGGCCGACGTGTATCCAAGTTTCTTTTTGGGTGGCTCGGCATTACCGCCCGGCGAGTCCGCATCAGCAGTTCGATTTGAAATACGCTTCATGACCGCCTGCTCAAACAGGTTTGCCGGCCTATTCCAAAGGTCTTCGTACTTCTTGTTCGCTGCGTCCAGAACTCTGTTGCGTTCCGCCATTACCTGTTGAAGCTCATTTGTAGGACTGCGTCCTTGCAAAACCATCTTCGCGGCATTGATTGGATTAGCAACCTCAGCCATCTTCTGAATGACTTTGATGTCCTCGCCGATAACACCAAAGCTGCCAGAGACAGTTGACAAAATTCGCGGGACGAGTGCCGCCACGTCAGCCACGCGCGACAAGCCCACAGCCAAATTATCTGCCCACTCGCCGATCTCACTCTTATTGATTAGATCGTCTTCTGACTTCATTACATCAGTGAAACCCGATGCCAAGTCGGACATCGCAGGGAGTGCAACCGCAACAATGGACGTGAACGCATCATCGGTACTTTGGGCCAATAAGCCGAATTTGTCCTGCAACCCGGTGGCTTGAGTTACTGCCTCGGATGTAACGACAGAGAAGTCGTCTACGCTTTCAGCCAAGTCGTTAAAAAATGGCATCATGTCGACGCCAGCCTTGGTAAAGAGGTCCGTTACCAATGCTGTCTTACCAACACCGTTTTCAAACTGCTGAAGGCTCTTAGCGGCGTCAATCATTACCTCGCCTGGGTCCCGCAAGTTGCCGGCACTATCGCGCGCGGAAACGCCCAGTGCTGCGAGAGCCTTCCCGACCTTGCTAGATTTTTCATCAACAGAGGTCAGGCTTCGCGCAAACTTCGTCAGTACTGGATCGACACTGCCGGCGAAGTCGACACCGAAAACCTTTGCTACTTTCTGGATGCGGGACAAGCTTTCGACACTAGTCCCGATCTTCTGCGACAGGTCGTCCAGCTCGCCCATTGAATCCAGAACGCCGACCACCTTGCTGCCCAAGGTCGCGAGGGACACCCCGGCGACAGTGAATGAGGTCACGTTGCCGATGGTGGACTGCAGGCCGGAAATGCGGTCATTGAGACCGCCTACCTGGTTCGACAGGTTCTGCAGCGACTGGCTGTTCATACGACGAAGTACATCTGCCACGCTCTCAACCCTGCGCCGACTTTCGGCCGCACCGTCGACAACCATTTCAATAAGCGCGCGCGGAGTTACCATCGTCTTGATCCTTAAGCTTTACGTTGTTGCGCCCACTCCTCCAGGCACGCTCGTTCCATCATTTGAGTCAGCAGGAACAAATGCTGACGAGCCTTCTTCTTCAGCCCACGCAGGCGTAGGCAAGTTTCAACACCGGGGTAGTTCAGGCCAGTTGCGCCCCCCATGCTGGCGTTCCACTGCGTTTGGACCGACAGCCAGAAGCCGAAGGCTTCATCGTTCTCCGGCCACAGCCAGTACTCATCCTGCTGCGCCTCAAGGTCATCCACCAACTGCAACCCCATTGCAGCGAGACCGTCGTTGGTGTGCTCGACTTCGGCGCGGTTAGCGCCTTCAAACTCGATTTGGCCGCGCGCCATCAGGCGCACGACCTCGGTTAGTTTTTTGCGGTGGCCGAAACCTGTTCCAAGTACGAGTGCATGATCAGAACCGGCAGGCCAGCGTTGTCGAGTTGCGCGGCGAGTTGTTCGTTTGAGAACGGAACGGCGTTGCCCGTATCGTCCAGCACGAGACTCCAGCCTTCAGCGACACTCGTGACGAAGCCGGTGACTTCGCCCTTCTTGTCCTTCATGACAGCGTCGATCTCCTTCTGGGTCAGGCGCTTGCAGTTGAGGATGAAATCGAAATCGATTTGCTTGCCATCTTCATCTGGCAGGGTGCCCTTGACCTTGACCGCGAGTTTGTTCAGCTTTTTGAGAATGAATGCCATGGCGTTTCCTTGGATGTGAGTAGTTGGTTACAAGCAGACGATGCGCCATTCGTCGTTGCCATTGACTGGCACCAGGCGAATATCGAAGCCGATCAGGCGATTGCCATTCAGTTCGGACTTGCGCGGATTGGTCAGCTGGGCGGCCGGCGCGAACACCATGACCTTGTTGCCCGAGGCGGTGCCAACGACGAAGGCCAGGCTTTGGGTGTCGTTGGCCTTGACCGCGTTCATCAGCGCGACTTCCTGAGCTGCGGTCAGTTCCATTTCGACCGTTGCAGTCGACTGGCGATCAGCGATGTCGACCGTCTCGGTGGTCAGCATTGCGCTGAAGTTGACCGTGTTGCCGAAGTTGAGCTCAATGCCGGTGCTGTTGTAGACCGTGCCGCCCGTGAGCACGCCAGCGGCGTATGTGGCGCCCAGGGTGATATCGCTCGTGTTGACCTTGGTCATCGCGACCGGCTTCTTCCATGGCGTGAAAGTGCCGGTCGGATTCGGGGTTGCGACAACCCCGCCGTCCAGGCCGGTCCACTCGAAGCGCAGCATGGGCCGCTCGCCGACTTTGGCCGAGAGCGTGCAGTTGCCCATCGACGACAAGAGCTTATGCACCACGCCGTCATCGTAGTAGTACTGGGTGAGCGTCTTCAGCGCGGTAGACACCGGCGTGTATTCGACACGGGCCGGGGTGGTCAGCGCCCCTTCGGCAACAGCGCAGCCGAGCAGAAGCTGCCCCCAGGCTGGTGGAGTTGCTGCCGCGCCGGAACCTGCCAGCTCGACCGAGTACGAGAGCTTGACGTTCACAGGCCCGACCAGCTGCTCGCTGCCGCCGAAATAGCCGCGGATCAGTGCGCGGTCAATCGATTGGGCTTCGAGCGGAGTGACAGTAACCTCCGACACCAGCACGGCATTTGCGGCCCCGGTCGGCAGCGCGTCCGTGCCCGGCGTCGTTTCGACCTTCGCGGTCACGATAGTGTTCTTGATACGACGTGGCATCGCTTACTCCTGGTTTGGTTGGGCGGCCGGTTCCGGCTGCGGGTTGAGGTCGATCCATTCCCAGCGCTCGTCGTCGAAGCGCCACTTGCCGCCGCCTGGCGGTGGAGGGATATCACGGGCCGGGGCCGGGGCTGCGGCGATGGTTTTCTTTTCGAGGTCGGTATCGGTTTTCATATTCAGTTCAGGTTGCCGTCGTAGGTGCGGTGGTCAGCGGTATAGATCAGCCGCACCCACCCGGTTTTCTTGCCCTCTGCCGTGTTCTCCGCTTCCACCCCAATCAACTCCAGATCGGACACGATGCCGCCCAGTGACGGATTGACCGCCAGCCGCGCGACTACACGCTCCAGCAGCGGATCGACGGCCAAGTCGCCGCTTTCGAGGACGCTGCGCGCGAAGCATTCGACCGTGATCCGGGTCGACCAATCAATGGGCGCGCCTGCGATCGTGCCGCGCTGCGGAAGCGACTGTTCGAACTGGACGCTGACTGCCTCTGCTTCCTGTTCAGGAAAGACATAGGTCCGCGCCCGGTTGATCGACTTGCATACTGGCGGTTGCTTCTCCAGCTGGGCGACGACAGCGGCAACGATTTTGGAGAACGACGTGCTCATTGCGTGCACTCGACGATCAGCGTGGTCATGCCGGTGCCGTCAGGCTGCGGCTCCACGATCACGTACGGTACGCCCGCGATCGAGATCCGTTCGCCCACCGGCTCGGCCATGACGGCATTTGATGCCACCTGGACTGAAGGGCTGGTGTTGGTCACGCCTCCCCCGAGCGAATCCGTCATGCTCGGCTTGCGGAAGATTCCCGGGACCAGCACGCCGCCGATCTCCACCTGGACGTTTGCCAGGTGGTTCAGCACCATGCTGTTGGCGACGGCTTCGAAGTGCGCGAAGTTCACGGCAGCGATTAGCGGATGACGCCGTCGAGCAGCACGGTTGCGCTGGTCTCGGTGCCGCTCTTGGGTGCCGCCGCTGCGCCGACCAGGACGTTGTTGGTCGCGGTCTTGGTGATACGCTTGGCGGTGTTGTCCCAGTAGACCTTATCGCCAATGGCGAGGGTGTCGGCCGTGACAGCGCCCAGGACGAAGACACCGTCGCGGACAGCTTCGACGGGCGTGCCCTGCAGGGCGTCGTTCGCAGCGACACCGAAGATGGCGCCGACCAGCGCGCCCTGGCCGCTGGTGAGGTTGTATGGCGCAACGAGGGTGACCACGTTGCCGGGCTGGATGAAGTTCTTCATGGTGTGGTTTCCGTGATAGGTGAGGACCGGGCCGGCTTACGCGCCAGCGCCCTTGTACAGGCCGCGGTGATCAACCGCTTTGGCGGCGAAGTCCAGGCGGCACTTCCAGGTGACGCCGTCCACCTCGAAGCCGGTCTGGCTTTCGATGACAGGACCTTCGGCGCCTTCGAGGTAGCAGTACTCGACCGTGTCGACCTGGCTGTTGCTGCTCGCCAGGAACCAGCCGGTCTCGCTCATGCCGTCGAGGATCGGCTCGACGATCGGCTCAACCGCAGTACGGCCACCAGCGCGGAATTCGTTCACATCGGCCTGCTTGGCCGGGACATAGTTCGCGCTGGTCAGCTGGTAGGCATCCTGCTCCAGGGTCGCCGGAACGATCAGGAAGTTCGGCGCCAGATTCAGCTCTTCACCGGCCAAGCCCTTTTGCAGGCGCATTGCAGTACGGCCTGCCTTCAACGTCGCCAGCGCCAGACCCGAGCCCGCGCCGGTTGCCAGGTTCTTGTGGTCCGCGTGGAACAGCACCGTGCCATCGCCCATCATCGGATTGCCTGCCATCTGGCTATACACAAGGCGGTTTTCCAGGCGGCTGGAGCTCGCGCCAAATGCGGTGACCAGACGCTCGAAGGCGCGCAGGTCGTCGTTGATGATGGCTTGGCGGGTCAGCGAAACCATGCGGCCATAGGTCACCAGAGCGTACGAGGTGCCGGCATCCTTCATCGTCCCGTACTTGAACTCGCCGTGCTCATTGGTCTGGAGCAGCTCGGGCGCGCCCGACATCTGCACGATGTTGATATTCTTGAAGTCTGGAGCGTTCGGCGCGCGGCGTGCCCACTGGGTGTAGGTGCCGGCGTTTTCCTGATACGCATCACGCATGCGCTTGTTCGCGACGTTGGCGAACAGGGTGGCGAAATCGCTGGTGCCATGGGCGCCCGAGCGGAAGTGCAGGATGTCGGTCGCCAGGCGCATACGATCCATGCCGCGCGTCGATACGCCTTGCGATTCCAGGAAGTCGCGACCCAGTTCGATCAGGCTCAGCCCCCGGTACTGGCGGCCGTTGTCGGTCATCTTGGTGCCGGCATGGATGCGGTGCATGATCGCTTCTTCGATGCCGGCCATGCGAACTTCGTACTCGCTGCCGACTACCTGGATGCGAACATTCTGGTGACCGCCGCGCGCGGCATCGTTGCGGGCCATCTCGTCCAGTACGGCGCTGCGCGCCTGGTCGAGCGAGTTGCCGCGGCGGATCAGGCCGGCGGCCAGGTTGCCGACGCCGTGGCGAGCGCAGAGGTCGGTGATATCAGCGGCGCGGGTGTTTGCCTCCTGGGCGGCGCGCGTGGCCGCGTCGTCGTTTGCAGGAGCTGGCGCCGGTGCCGGCACTGGTGCCGGTGCCGGTGCTGGAGCAGGGTCAGCCGCCGAGCGGATGGCAGGAGCAGGCGCAGGATTCTGGGCGCCCGGCTGGGTAGCAATGGTCATGTTGTCTTCCTGGTTGGATGGAGCGGTTTGGGCGGGCGCCCGGGTGATGAATTCGCACGGCATACCGTTGGCCGGTGCGCTGCGCGTGCTGGCTTCGGCATCGGCCGGCACGGTGACAAAACTGATTTCGAACGGCTGCCAGCGCACAGCGCGGTACAGGTCCATGTTGACGCCATCGGTGCGGTCGATCGCGCGGGTGATCTCGAAGGTCGTGATGTTGTAGCCGAACGAGATGGAGCGGATGATGCCGGCCTTGATGTCGGCGACGATGCCGGCCATCTCCGCGCGGGTCGACAGGCGCAGCGTGGCGCGGCCTTCGCCATTGGCGATGCTGCCGTTCAGGGCGATGCCGATGATCGACTGGACGCCACCGTGCATGCGGTGGTTGTCGATGACCTGCACGG